AACCACCAGTCCTAGCAAACTTATCTCCCATATCAAGGAGTACAACATCAGGTTTGTAAGACTTACATACACTCTCAACCCAAGACATATCACGACCAGTCGCATCCTTTATCTTTATCTTATCTTTGACAGGTGCATACAAATCTCTTGCCATGCTTGGATTAGTCTTGATCTGTTTCATAGTCATACCAGTAGATGCAGTTAAGTATCTAGCACCAACTCTGTGACTACCCTCTTCATTACACAAGATAATGCAGTTAGCACCTTGATGTGCA